GACCTACGCGCACACGGCCAACGCCGAGCCACTCCAAATCGATGGAGAGGATCTGCGACTTAGTCCAGTCGGCTGTGAGATTAGACAGTCCGGCACCGTCCATCACGTCTACGTTCCACTCGGATTGGTAGATCTTCCTCGCGTCGCTCGGTGTGCCGGTTACATTCGACCGAAGTAGAACGAACGCGCCACCGCCATCTTGACCTAGGAACACACCATTCTTGTCATCACCGTAACCGATCAGCTTCTGCGTGCCGGCCTGCACTTCACCCATCACAAACGTCATGAGAGTCAGCTGCGATTTACCAGGCTGGTATCTGAAATACGCACGCGTCTGGCGGATCATCAGATCTCCGTCACCAGTGCCAAGCTCCAAGTCTACAGCGCTTTGAAACGGCCTGTGTGTAGCGGATGAAGTTCCCGAGACCTTCTCAACCCACAGCAGCGGCTGCTTATCGTATTCACACTGGCTGTCAAACACCGTCACCGGCTGACTGACACGGGACCGACCGAAAGCATCTGTACCAGAACCACCGCCAGCATCGCCAGCATCGCCAGCAGCAATGTTGTATAGCTGTCGTCCCATTCGTGTCTACCTCGCTACGATAACGGCGCCCTGGCCGTTTTGCATTCTCGCCCAAATACGTTGGTTCGGCCCGAAACCACTGCTCTGCCAATCGAAACCGTTTGTCCATGGGCGGACAGGAAATGCAACGGCGTCGAGTTCAGGTGGTTCACTTGACTCGCTGAGGTGGACCAGAATAGACTGACTCGCTGCGACGATGTCTAGGTGGATAGCGGATTTCCCGTCTAGCACTTCGACCCAATTGAGGTCATCCAACTCGGCTATAAACGTATTCATCAGATCCGCCTAATCTTATATTGGTTCACGGCTGATGATACTCCACTTCCTTGTAGGATGGACACAGTGGATCCACAATCCCCACGGTGTTCGTAAAGATATGCAGCCACATTCATCACGCACCGACGTAGAAGTGGAGGGACCGCCGTTTCGATGGCACCGTATCCAGCTTCATACTGGATTTCGATTGCGTTCGTTTTCCGCCCTAGCGTTGGCCACGTCTGCCCGCTCTGGAGAGCCATGCGGCCCGGCGTACTGTACGTGTCAACGTCGAAGACATCGTCAACCACGGCTGAGGTTGGTGTGCTGTCTGCAGCGTATGTGATCACAGAGGTGACAGACGCCAGTGGGAAGCGAGGAAGTTCCACAAAGTCTGGCTGCTGGTTGACATCGTAGATCGGCCGTCCGTCGATGATTTGTGCATCAGCGATAGGCCACTGATCATACGAGACGAGCCACGTCTGCGTAATCATAGCGAGATTGAGATACTCTTCGATCATCTCACGGGCCTGAGCGATCGCGCCGACGAGGACATCATCTTCCGTTTTGTCGTCAATGCGCAAATGGATTTTCAGATCCTCAAGCTGCACTGGCTCTACCGCAGGACCTTCGATCAACTTGACGGCTCTGCGGTAGGACTGCTTTTGTTTTCTGATGAGTGACATTTGCCTACACCTCTGGGTGGATATATACTTTATAGTGCCGGTCGTTAGGCACCGTTTCACCGTTATCCAGCTCGAACTGAAATTTCATAACTCCTGAGAGCGCGGTGTCTGAAGCTTCCCAATCGACCTGCACAACGCCTGCTTCTTGGTCGGTTATCGTCACCGACTTCGTAAAAGCTGTGCCATCCGGTTTTCGACCGTTGAATGAGACTGCGATGCCAGTCAGATTGTAAGGCTCATCTGCCTCATCCTTCAACACAGATTGCATGGAAGGGCCAATGTCGTTCTCTGTAAGGTAAAAGTCGAATGCCATGATTAAGCCTCTGTCGTCCCATCATTTATGATCGTTGCGCAGTTTGCACCATCGCCATCTATAACTGCGTAGTTCGATCCATCATCAGCGAACGCAGCTGAAGTAGTTCCTGAACGCATTAAGACAACACGTGCCGCCTCAAATACATTCAAAACGAGAGGATCGATATATGACAACGCGCCAAGATCATCGAGCGTGAAGCCATGGAGCTGTGTGATCACAAGCTGCCCATTCGAGGGCACGGCGATCAGACTGTCGACCGTTAGCGCATGGGTCTGTCCGATTATGAGCTGCTCAACCGAAGATGCAGCGGCCAAATTGTCGGCTATGAGAGCGTGGGCCTGCCCGATCGTGAGCTGCTCGACCGAAGACGTGGCGGCCAAACCGTCAGCTATGAGGGCGTGGATCTGCCCGATCGTAATCTGATCAATCTGTGACGTCGCACTTAAGCTGCTGAGAGTCAGTGTGATCGCGCTGACAACTGAAGTCTGACGTGCCCCTATGTCTTGTCCGTCAGGTTGCCTTGCGCCAATTGCTAGTGCCATGATTATAGCACCGTCGGAGCTTCGAGGCCAGCGTCAATGGCAGGGCTTCCAGTGCCAAGCGTAAGGTCTTCGCTGCCGGAGGTCGTTGACGTAAACAGCGGGTCACCCAGAACGTCCCCCATCCCGGCGTATCCCGCCGTCGAGTAGTTCCCGCTGGTGTTGCTGTAGAACAGATTATTCAGGAACGTCATTGACCGAATATCGCTGACCGCCGAACTAAAGAAATTGACCGCGTAACCGCCGCAATTCGAGAAGATGTTGTTCATCACGATGCAGATCGACATTGCGCGCACGCCCGTCGATGGGGCTTGGCGCACCTTGATCGCGTCTGTAGCGACGTCAAAGAACGTATTCCCAATGATAAGAAAATCCTGCAAATAGTCTTCGTTCGTGCTTGTGCTGGTGTTGATACTCAGATTGATGGCCTCGCCCGTAGGGGAAACGAAGACACACCCGGTCACTGCCATGCGCATCCGGTCTGTTGCGGCGGCGTAGATACTTCCAGTGTTGTAGAACATGCAGTGATTGAACGAATTGGTCTGACGATCATTGACGGAGATGGCCTGTTTTAGCCCGTCAGTCGATCCCACGTCGATAAACTTGCACGAATTGAAGTGACAACCCTCAATCGTCAATGTGCCGCTAGGATAGCCATCGAACGTGCAGCGGTTAAACATGCAGTTTTCCATCGACCATCGAGCAGCAGAAGTGCTGATACCATCCGCCAGGAACTCAATGTCATTCCAGATGAACTGCCGGTAGTTACGCATGTAGGATATCGACGCGGTGACATCTAGCGTGGCCTTCGTACCTTCGACCGTAGACTGCAACACAGACGGGATGTCGCCGCCGTCTGCCGGCCAAGTTGTGTGGCCCGCCGAGATGTTGAACGTCTGCCCCGCCGTCAGTTCGAATGTCCAGCCACGTTCATGGCCCCAATACATATCGCCCCAGCGGTCATTCGAATACTGACTGAACGGGTTTTCACGAATGCCGCCGATGGACCAAGCCAGCGCCGACCCAGTGTTGATCGCAGTGGTCGGTGCATCACCCACGGTCACAGTGTCAGCTGTGTCGTCTACCGCGGTGATCTCAAAGAGCCAGCGATCCGTTGCTGCCCCGGAGGCAATAAACAGGATGTCGCCAACCTGAACGGCGGAGAGGTCGGGCGTGTCAGCAGAGAGGTCGATTACCGTTTGCGTACCGCCGCCAGCACCGTCGCCGGAGATTGCGCTGGTGCCTGTAACCGCAGTGGCCGGGCCGCAGCCGCTGTTCGCGTTGCTCCCGGTCGCTGTGTTGTACGTGATGGTCTTATCGCCGGCCATACTTATTCAGCCCGCATGATACGAACTCGTCCGCGTAGGATATGGCGACGCTGCACGACAGAGTTCGCAGTCCGAATGCGGTTGACGCCAGCCATGAGTTCCTGCAACTCACCGACCGTCAGTTCAGAGACGCCGTCAGGTCCACGTCCTTCGATGATCACATCGGCGGGGTCCGCGTCTGTGATCAGCTCGTTGATGGACGATAGGTATCGGTCCATCACGAAATCAGCGTTCGCCTCCACGGCAGATACTGCCTCAGCTGCAGGCCGTGCAACTTCACGGACGAAAGCTGTGAGGATTGGGTTGTTGATATCAGCCATTGCTTAGCTCCGATTACGTCGCGTCACTGATAGCAACGTCGAAATCCTCAGTGGAAAACGCGTTGCCGGTAGTCACGGCCTGGGGGTTTGAGACAGTCTTGGTCGCGATGAGAACACCTACACCATTGGTGAGACCGTAGTGTGAGGCGGTGCCATCCGCAGTTACGGATCCACCGGTTGCTGCACCGACCACAACTTTGCGGCCGTTGACATCCCCATCTTCCGCAGCGCCGGTCACAACAGTGATACTGCCAAGCGCGTACGTGGCGGATGCTTCGGCATACGTCGTTGGTTCTTGGCTACAGATGAAGACCTTCGTCCCATTCGCCGTGGCGTAGTTCAGCCCTTGGTCAAGGACTAGGTCAGATAGGAATGCCATTGATCACTCTCACTCTGCAGGAGGGGTTTCGGTTTCACCCGCTTTAGCCGGCGCCATCATTTTGGCGGCACGCTGTTTCACGGCGGCTTTTGCCCAGCGACCCTCAAGGATTTCACCTTCACGTGCGACGACAGTTTTGAAACCCTGAGGTGCGTATTTGAAACCTTTGGGATCCGTGACTTTGGCGCGGGGTACGTTCGGGATTTTCTTGTTCTTCGCAGTTGCCATTTGAAATGTCTTCCATTGTCAGAGAAGCGGGATGAGGTGACTCCGAAGAGCCACCTCACGCTGATTAGGTGCGGGCCACAGACGTGCCAACAAAATCAGCGGGTGCACGGTGAGGCCGGTGGAGGATGGCCAGAACCGTCACGTTTGCGCTTGTGCCAGCCGTACCGGTCACAGTGGCGCCGACATATCGTTCCGTGCCATTGTAGCCCATGCCGCCGGCGTTGACATTGTCGTCGGTGTCTGCGGTCACCTGGATCGTGTTGACGAGGTTGACGGTGTCAGCCGCTACAACGGCAGAGGCAGCAGCGCCGGTCGTGTCAGCACTTTCTTCAAGGACTGCAGTGAAGCCGTCAACGGTACCTGCATCTGTGATCGTGCCGGTCAGGAGGACGATCGACACGGAGTCGTAGCCGCGGGTGTCGACATAGTCGGATACGCCGGGCGTGGTGCCTGACAGGGCGAGTTCGCCAAGATTGACGACTGTATGATTGGAGATTGCGTCGCGCATTGCGATTTTCCTTATGCTCTACGGTGCGAAGTGCGCCGTCTCGATGGGAAGTAGTACCAAGTCAGGCTCGCCATCCGTTAGAATGGCGAGCCCGTTCAGTTCAGTTTGGCTATGTCTTAAGCAGACATTTCCAGAAGCTTCATCGACTCGAAGTTGATCACATCGCCGCCAACCCGCTTAGTGGAGATGAACATGATGTAAGGTTGCTTCGTGTAAGGGTCCCGCAAGAGGCGGATGCCCATACGATCAACGATCTGATACGTCTGACGCATGTCACCGAAAGCGATCGACAAAGAACCAGCCGCAGGATCTGGCATGTCTTCGAACGCTGCCTGGCTGTAACCGAGCAGCGATGCAGGCTGACCGGCCTGGATCGAAGGCTGCCACATGTGATCGCCGTCAGAGTTTTTCAGCAGGCGGACCTTTTCAGTGGTCGCACGGTTCATGAACCAGTTGGCATTGGCGCGGTAGTTCGAAAGCAGCGCCGTAGTCATCTTGATCAAGACGTCTGCACCACCTGGGTCAGCCGCAAAATCACCATCAACCGTGGTCAGGAAGCGTTCCATCGCATTGCGCTGGTATTCGCCAGCAGAGTCCCAAGCGTCATACGTCAGGAAACCACGTGGCTGATTGACGCCAGTGCCTACGACAAACGCCGTATTTTCTTTCCGCATGAAGCGCTGAGCAACTTTGTCGCCCAACCAACGTTCCATGTCAATGGAAGCATCGTCGAGGATGCGCTGCGTAGCTTTGGGCTTCGCGGAAAGCTCATGGACTGGGATGCGCCAGGTGCCGATCTTAGGAGTGTCGGTCTCAGACCGATCTTCCGTTTCACCGACCCATTCAGCCTCAGCTTCGTCATCATCCAACGAACCTTCGAGTGCATCCGTCCCAATTGTCTGGGCAGCTGCATAGGCGCGCATGGCTGAAGTCTCAAAGACGCGGGTCACAACAGAGCCGGACATGTCAGGGTGAACCTGATAACCACCGTCTGAGTCAGTGCCAACCGAGAGGGCTTTGGCTTCGTCGCCGACCATCACTTTGTCACCGGCACGCATATACCGCTCGAAGGCTTCTTTGTATTCGTTCACCTGGGCGCCAGTGGCCGTACGTGACTTGTCACCGGTCGCAGACTTGATCCAGATATCAGCCTTGCGATCGAGATCGATCTCTTTGCCGTGCTCATCAACCATCGTCGAAGACCGACGCTTGGTAGCCAGGATGTGGGCATCCAGAGTTGCCTGATGCTGGGAAACTTCTTCGTTGATCGTCTGAAGCTTAATTTCGATCAGGGCGTCGACAGCTTTGCCGTCAAGTTTCAATGCCAACGCTTCGTCGTTCGCAGCTTTCAGAGCTTCGAAGGCGACATTCACACCCGCGACAGCTTCTTTCAGCTCAAGCGCAGTGGGACCGGCGTCTTTGGTTTCGAGGCCAAACGCACCAGACGCAGCGAGCGCTGCGAGAGGGCTGATCGCTAGCGCAATCAAATTCGTTTTCTTCATGACAGGATATTCCTTTGCAGGTTTTCGATTTCTTTCAAGATGTCGAGTGCGGCGATCACATCATCGCCTGTGGTTTGTTTAGACTCGCCGTCCCGACGATGTTCCTCCAAACCGCTGAAGCCGTTGGCCGAGAGAGCCTTAGCTTCGTTATGAGAAAAGCCTGCATCCCGTAGGATCTCCTCAAACTGTCGTATCGTGCAACCTTCAGACTTCATGGCCGTGACGATGGCGTCAGGGTGCATGCCGAAGGTGACGATAGAAATTTCACGTAGGTCAACTTCCAAGAGACGGCGAATGCGACCGCCACCCTCTTGAACCGACTTGACTGTGCGGTAGCCAATTGACAGACCGCCGATTGCCATCGCCTTAAGAAGTGCGATAGCATCTGCGCCTTTCGACACATCTTTCAGGATCCGACCCTTACAAAACAGACCGGTTTCATCAACCGTCACTGACTCCCAATAGCCGATCGGATTGCTCGGATCGTGCTGCCAGAGAATGGGCAAGACGTCATTCTTACGCTTGTCCAGCGAAACATTGAACGCTGTGGGATCGATGACATCGAGCCCTAGATCAGCAGTATTGAAGATCGCGCCATAACCCTCGAACGTTCCATCGCTCTCAGGATCCATCTTGAACGAGTTAGGCAGTTGGCGGTTTTTCATCGAAGCCTCATGTTTTGTTGGGCTGAACAGTACGCTCTACCCAGATAAAAATACACCTAATCGTTCACCATCTTCAACGATAGGCATCTGCATCTTGCTATCTGCTCAACTGGAGCATTCGGATCTCCAGGTCGCATCATCCTGACACCGCCTACAAGGAAAGCTTCTTCCATCTGCCGGACTTGTCCGTCAGCGGCTATGTGATCTTCACGTGCTCGCCTGTCTTCAGTGGTTCCCCATTCCTTGGAGAGACTCAACCCAGTGGCCACCGCTGCTTGGTCAGAACCGTATGTCGCTGCACCGTGCGCCTCAGTCGATGCAATCAACTCAGCTCGTGCACGGTTTATCGATGGAACCGTTCGACTGATCTCACGTGCGATGGCAATATATGAGGTGCCGCCTTCTTGGGTCACAGACCTGGCAATTGCATTGACGATGTTTTCGCGTGTCGTCTTTGCGATGCTAGAGATCTTCTTTCGGATGACCTCTTGGCTGATGTATTCAGCTGAAAACCTGAGGAAGGTTTCGGCGAAATCCTCAGTCTCCCAATCGGAAAACGCAGCCGACTTTTGTGTGATGATTTCTTGGCCGCTGGCTACGATGGATCTCATCGTTATCTTCTCAAGAACTTCGCGAATAGCTTGCGCGTCCTCTTCTAAGTTATCGGGCACCACACCCGTACGTGCGTACGTGAGGAGCATCCGCCTAGAAGCCTGGTCGAGTTGTGGCTTGATCAACCGCTGCGCTCCAATGATCGTTCTGTCGAGGATTAATCTCTGCCTCGTGATCAACTGCTTGCGGGTTGCACTTCCCAGGTATCTAGGCATTCAAGGTATCCTCACCGTCGACATCATCGCCATCATCGTCATCGTCATCGTCACCAAAACCTAACCCCAAACCAGCGTTCGCCAGTGGGATTTGACCTGAGTTGATTAGCACCACGTCGCCGTCTTTTCCAGGCAGTGGAGAATACCCCTTGAGTTCCCGTTTTTCGTTTACTGTCAATTCAGTAGCCACATCTGCCATCTTCCATTTCTCTGCGTTTTGACGCGTCATCGCAGGGGTGTCAGCAAAGTCTGGCACGAGCTTTTCGGTGAAGTTCCACAGCTTACCCCAACCGTTGAAAGCCGAGACGATAAACTTCACCAACGGGATCACAGTGTCCTCATAGAAAGCCTCGCGTGCCACCTCATAGTTGGAGTAGGTGTTGTCGCCAGGGATACCGAGCAGCTGCGGCGGCACACCTAACGTGAGGCAGATGTTACGGGCCGCTGAGTTCTTCTGATCGATGATGGCAAGGTCGACTGGAGAAAAGCCCATCGGTTTCCAATCGAGACCACCTTCAAGAAGCAGCGGACGACCTGCATTCTTCGCACCGGCATGCTGCACCTCAAGCTCGGTCTTCATGCGTGCGAATTGCTCGTCTGTCAGCTCGTGTTCTTGATCCATAACCAACGCACCGGATGGTGCAGCTGAGTTATCCAGCAGTCCCTTCATGAAGGCTGACGCTTCGTTGTGGATATCGATCTCACGGGCACACGCTTCGATAGGTGACATCCCACGCCAATCATCGAGCGGGTTGAACATCTTCATGTGCAAGATCGTGGACTTGCCGGTGATATCGTCTACGTCGAATGTGATCTCACCACCGTTATCCTGGTAGCGATACATCAACGGGAAACCGGTGCTGTTAGGCTCTATGCCGACGCGGTCAGGTCTGAGTGGGTAGATCTCTCTGATGACGTTCGCAACGTCTGCGCCTTCGATGAAAGCGTTCCCAGACAGATAGAGATAGGAGACCAACATGTGCATAAACTCATCTCCAGTTCGATTAGGAGACGGGTTGTCGAGAAGGTTTTTGAGCGGCGACTCAAGGAGTATTTCCTCACCCTGGTGCGCTTCGATATCAATCGATGCCACAGCTTCTGCGATACGGTTGATGCATTGGTGGACGATTGGGTTTTGCCCGAAGCCCTCTTTTGCGAAGGCCCTATACTCACGGTCTGACCACTGTGCGCCAAAGTTGCGCATGACCAATGTGGCTGCACGTGATGCTTTCGCCTCTTCAGGAAGCGCAGGCACGTGGGTGGGCGTAGGATTTCTGTTGAAAAAAAAGTCTGTGAACTTAGACATTATAGGCTCCTGATCCTCGGTTTGGCCCGCTTCTGGCCTAGAATATCTTCCGCTGCGTCGAACGCTGGGTCGAGTTGGTCGTCATGTTCTCCCATTGGAAAGTCGTTGGCTTCAGTCAGAAAGTCTGACAGCCACTTCTTCCCACCTAGGATCATTACGTTACCCGCTTCAAGGTGAGGCTGAAACGAATAGCTACGCGTCAGTTTGTCTTTACTTCTTGGGATGCCGATCACAGGGATCCGCAATTCGCCCTTCTTCGGCTGCTTCAGAGACTGGATCAAACTGGTACCTGAGGCTTTGTCTTCAATCTTCATCGACACCGGCTTGTGATCGATATGCTTGCTCCAGAAAGCCTTGGCTCTCGTAAGCAGCTGCGGTGCCTCCCATTTGCCACGGTCAAGATCTACCAAGATGGCACGACCGTCCTCAGTTTGTCCCCACAACTCGAAGACGGAATAGTCATGCTGCTCCTCAGTCTTCAACGCGGTGTCTGCCCACACGCCGCACCAGCTAAGCTGAGGCAGCTCATCGACGATGACCCAATCTTTCTCCTTCAACAGACCACCACCTCTCGGTGTTGGCCGCTGCTGCAACTGACCCGCTGTAGCGTATGAGCCGAGCTGCTTCTTCAGATCGTCGACCTCTTCCCTAGGAAAGCGATCGGCGTGCAGTAACTCCTTATCCTCTGTGCGCGGATCTGTAAATCCGATCACAGTGTGGCACCGCGATTTAGAGTCAAATTCCATCGGCAGGCATAGATGTGTGTAGTCAAGGCCGCTATCGAGGATGACGCCAGACATATCTTTCGTATGAAGACGCTGCATGATGGCTACGATACTTGAGTTCGCATCAATCTTACGTGTGGGAAGCGCCTCATTAAAGGTGTCCTCAACGTTCTTCAATTCCTTCTTGGACTTCGCACCATCCACAGAGATAGGGTCATCCACAATCACTCGGTCGCCACGAGACCCAGTCATCGAGGTGAATGACATAGCCTCTCGAAACCCTAACGCAGAGTTCTCGAACTTCGATTTGGTGTTCTGATCGCTGATGATTTCCACGGACCACAGATCTTGGTACCAGTTGCTCTCGACCAACCGCCTACATTTGACGTTGTCTCGCACTGCCAAGTCAGTCTTAAACGAGGTGCCAAGGACTTTATAATGCGCCAGCTCGCGTGGTCCCCACTCCCACGCAGGCCACATGACACCCGTGAGCAATGACTTCATCATGCCTGGCGGCACGTTCGTGAGAAGGTTCTTGATATCTCCAGAGGTTACGGCTTCGAGATGCTCGCACATCGCATCGAGCGCCCACCCCCATTTCAGCTCAGTCGCTGGCTCCAGCACATGCCACGCCATCTTCGTGAACTCAGCTAACGAAGCTTTGGCGATAGATCTCTCTAGCGCTGCTATGTCAGCCGATCGCAGGGACTTGTTCATCGCCGTTCTCGCTTTCTCGTTTCAAAGCTTTCAGCAGGATCTTCTGCTCTTCAAGCGAGAGCCCATCGAGGTTGATCACAGGGTTGTCAGGCGGTGGTATGTCTACGACCTTCTTGTCGGCTAGACCAAGATATCTGGCCACCAGAGCGCCGCTGAAGGTATCGACTGCAGCATGTGCGTACTGCTGCTCGAAGATCATGTTCTCGGCCCACTCCATAGTGCTGGCCAATTCAGGGCGGTCATCAAGCCACCGCTTCCACGTGCCCGTGCCTATACCGATGTGAAGGCACAGACCTTGGCGTGTGAACGGACGTAGCTTCGCCTGCCACTCAATGTATGATACCTCGAGTTCTTTGTCGAACCGATTGATAGGGACCTTGAGCGGGTTCATCGTGCACCACTCAAAGTATGACCTCACGGCCTCGTAGAAGCCGAGAGCATCTTTGTATTTTCCACGAGGATTGTAATCCAAAGCCGATGGCATATACGTGGAACCAGGGGAGACGTCATCTAGAATGCTCATCTAGGGAACGTACAGCTACTGCGACGCAACGTACACACCTAACCAAGTGCGAGGTACGCCTCGAATGCTGCACGCGCCTCCTGCGCTCCACGACATACAGCAGTGCAGTAGCCTCGCATTGCCATTTTGTCTAGGAAGTCATCCTGACCAGATGAAGTGGATCCACCCTTAGTTCTCTTCATCTCTATGAAGAGTCCATGATACGGACCACGTGGCTCGGGTATGAAGAGATCTGCCACACCCGCAAGCACACCTTCATTCTTGAGACGCTTCGCCTCACGGGCGTTTCTATTGCCACCATTGGGGATCGCGAAGATCACAATGTCTGGGTAGAATGCCCGCACGTGCTGGACGAACGAAACCTGCTCTTGGTGCTCATGCTTAACTGCGGGGCGCTTTCTCATAGTCTCCTTATAAACGGGTTTGGTCCTAGTCGAAAACAGAAAAAATGAATTTTCGTTTGAAACGGGTTTGTGCGTCAGTGAAAATGCAAAAAATGAATTTTCGTTTGAAACGGGTTTGTGCGTCAGTGAAAATGCAAAAAATGAATTTTCGTTTGAAACGGGTTCACTGCGCGCTGATCACAATACGGCGGGTGCCGATTGCGCATATATGAGC